GCTCGCTACGTCAACCGCGCCTACGAGCAGATGGCCGGCGAAAAGGGCAGCACCATCGACGTGCCGATCGCTTCCGCGATCGCGGCCGGCGCCGTATCGCCCAGTTACCAGTTCCCGAACGACGCCACAGTGGCCCCGACCCGTGTCCAGATCCTTCTGGACAAGTGGTACGAGGCGCCGTTCTACCTCGATGACAAGGAACAGCTCGAAGTCATCAACGGCACGATCCCCCTCCAGGCGCAAGAGGCTGTCAAGGCCCTCGCGAACCAGGTGGACAACGACATCCTCGCGCTGTATAAGGATGTGTACGGTTACGCGGGTGTCGCGGGCTCCACGCCCTTCGCCACGGACCTGTCCGAGTTCCTCGACGCGCGCAAGACCCTGAACAACCAGGTCGCCCCCCTGGATCCCCGGTTCGTCGCTCTCGATCCGGACGCGGAAGCCAACGCTCTCGGTCTCCGGGCCTTCCAGGACGCATCCTTCCGCGGCGACGCGGACGGCATCCTGAACGGCCAGATCGGCCGCAAGCTCGGCTCCCTCTGGTTCACGGACCAGAACATGCCGAATCACGTGGTCGGCACGATGAGCGTCCCCGGCACGTCCGCCGTCACCGCCGGCCTCAAGGCCGTCGTCGTCTCGACCGCGACCGGCTCTTACGTGATCGGCGACATCGTGACGCTCGGCGTGACCGACACGCAGACCTACACCATCACCAGCGTGACCGGCACCGCGCCGACCACGGCGTTCACCATCGAGCCCGCGGCCGCGGTTACGCAGACGGCCGGCGCGATCCTCCGTAAGGCGGCCCACGCGGTCAACCTCGCGTTCCACCGCGACGCGTTCGCGTTCGCCAACCGGCCGTTCGCGGCCGCGGATCCCCTCGGTCTCGGCACGTTCGCCTCGGCCGTCGACCCCGTCAGCGGCCTGACCCTCCGCCTGGAAGTCAGCCGTCAGCACAAGCGCACCCGCTACGCCTACGACATCCTGTACGGCGTGAAGACGGTCCGCGCTGCTCTGGCTGCGCGTATCGCGGGCTGAGACCCCGTTCCCTAGGGGGGTGGCAGACCATTCTGCCGCCCCCCAACCTCTAACGTCTGGTGATCCCAGCTAAGGAGACCATGATGGACACTCGTTTCTACCCCCAGGGCAGGGCACCCTTCTACTCGAAGTATGTGTCCGGCGTCCTGAAGTTCTTCAAGCGTTCGAGTGCGGCCGAGATGATGGCGATCGACGGGACCGCGGGCGTCGTGTACGAAGCCGGCAAGTTGTACAACAAATACGACCGCGCAACGGCCGCGGAGGTGAACGCAGGCAAGGTTGTCCTCCCCGCGATCCCGGGCTATAAGTACCGTCTCGAGGACGCGATCTTCATCGCTATCGGCGGCAACGCGGCTACAGCCACATCCGTCGATCTTCTCGCTACTCAGGGCGGATCCGCTGTCAGGCCGCTAGTCGTTGCGGTTGCGGCCCTTGGCAGGTCCGTGGTTACTCGCGCGGGCGTCGCGAACGCGGTCATTCTCGCGGACGGCGATTCGTTCAAGGATCTCGACGCGAACACATCCGTCACCATCGTGAAGCAGTCGGGCGGATCTAACCTCGCGACCGCGACACACATCGACTCACTCCTGTCCTATGAATTGGTCAGGGCGTAAACCTCTAACGTCCGGTGATCCCGGCTAAGGAGACAAGATGGACACTCGCAACTACCCACAGGGTAAGGCCCCTTTCTACTCGAAGTACGTGCTCGGGGTCCTCAAGTTCTTCAAGCGTTCCACCGCAGCCGAGATGCTCGCGATCGACGGCACCGCGGGCGTCGTGTACGAAGTCGGCAAGGCGTACACCAAGCGTCACCGAGCGACCGTCGCGGAAGTGAACGCGGGGGCTACCGTCCTCGCCGCGATCCCTGGTTATAAGTACCAGATCAAGGACGCGTACATGATCGCGGTCGGCGGCCAGGTAACCACCGTGACCACCGTCGATATCCTCGGGACTCTCAGCTCGGCGCGTAAGATCATGGCCGGCGGCCAGGCGGCACTCGCGCAGTCGGCACTCGTTCGCGCTGGTGGTACCGGCGGCACCGTTCTCGCCGATGGCGCATCCTTCACCGCGAATGACGTGAACACGGCGATCACCGTCGGGATTACCGGTTCCTCGATCACGGTAGCGACTCACGTCGATTTCCACTTGACCTATGAACTGGTCCGGGCGTAAGGAGGCATCATGGCTAACTACGGCCCAACCAGCTGCACAGTTCACTACGACATCACGGACGGCGGCGCCCTCACGGATATCACGGCGTACGTCCAGAGCATTAATGACATCGCGATCGAAGAGATGATGGAAGAGACTCGAAGCCTCGGCGACGCCTGGGAAGAGTTCCTCCCCCTCGGCGTCGTGAAGCACGCGCAGATCGAACTCTCCGGACTCTACGACGATGCGGCGTCTCCCGCGCCCAACGCGTTGTTCGGTGGCCGTATCCCCATCGGGCCCGCTGCGGTGACCAGGACGTTCAAGATCGTGTACGGTTCGACGAAGTCGACCACGGTCGAGACGCACCTTGTGAGTTTCACCAGGACGGCTGACAAGGGTGCGCTCACCAGGTACAAGGCCGTTCTCCAGCCCACTGGGACTGTGACCGAGGCGTAAAAGTTCACACCTCCGGGGGCCTTCGGGCTCCCGGAGCCCTTGACGTAGAGACCACCTCGGGCGCACTGACCCTCTTCGGCCACGTGCTCCGGGCACCGAAAAACTCCCTTAATGGAAGAGGAGAAGCACATGGCAAATCTCAACGGGCAAATCGTCCTGCTCCCGACGAAGACGATCACCACGGCGATCACGGGTTTCGTGACGGACTCGTTCCGGTTCACGACCGCATTCCCCAAGGTGCTGACCCCCCATGCAGTGTTCGCCTGGGGCTCCGCGGGAACGACGGCAAAGGCGTGGATCCAGACGAGTCTCGACGAGGGAGTGACCTGGATCGACGTGGTAAACTTCGCTTTTACGACCGCGATCGCGGCGAAGGTGGCGCAAGTAAACAACTTCACGGCTCAGGCCAGCGTGGTCGTCCCGACGGATGGAACCCTCGCGGACAACACGATCGTCAACGGCATCCTCGGGAACCGTCTCCGGGTCAAGCTCACCACGACCGGCACCTACGCGACCTCGACGACTCTCACGATCCTCGCGGGCATCAGGTAACGTCCCATGGCTCTCACGCTAATAGCGACGGTTGGCGCGGCGAACGCGAACAGCTACGCGACCCGCGCGGAGGGGGACACCTACCACGAGGGACATCTCTACTCGGATGACTGGACGGGGGCCACGACCGCAACCAAGGAGGAGGCCCTGGTGATGGCAACCCGGGTCCTCGACGAGATGTACACCTGGGCCGCGTGGTCGGTAGATCCGGACCAGGCCCTACAGTGGCCTCGCAGCGGCGTGATGGACTTCCTGTACCTCTCGACCATCCTGGATACTGCAATCCCTCCGAAGTTGAAGGACGCTACGTGCGAGCTGGCCCGGCAGCTGATCGCTGCGGACCGGACCGCGGACAATCAGGTCGACGCGCAGGGGGTTACATCTCTCTCGGTCGGCTCGATCAGCCTGGCATTCAAGGAGTCGGGTATCACGTCCAAACCGATTCCGGACTCCGTGCGGCGGATGATCCCTACCTGGTGGGGGAAGTTGCGCGGGTACGGGCAGTGGCGCGAAGTAGGAAGGAGTTAAGATGGGTGACAAGAAGCGATACACGCCTTATCTGAATGCTGAAGAGATCACAGAAGCGGTCGAGACCGTAAGCCCGAAGTTCGAGGAAGTGGTCGAAGTTGTCGACCCCCGTGACGTGACGTTGACTGCATCCCAGGCCCGCGAAGCGTTGACCAAGTTGCGAAACCAGAGGTGATTCATGGCTGGATTCGCTGACCTCGTTCGGGACATGGTCGCCCTCGCGGACGATATCACGGGGACACTCCAGGTTGAGATTCAGCACTACACCTGGAGCGCGGCGACCGTGGACTCGTACGGGAAAACTACATGGGGAACTCCGGTCAATCGGCAGTGCGTGGTCGAGAAAACCTCCCGGCTGGTCCGGAACGATCAGGGGGACTTGGTTCAGGCAATCGCCTCGATCACGTTCCCGCGGCCTGTTACCCTGGACGTGCGGGACAAGTTCGTGTTGCCGGACGGTCTGACCGGACCGATCATCAAGGTCAACGGGGTGGTGGATCCGGGTACGGATGCAGTCTACGCTCTTGAAGTCATGCTGGGGCAGGGGTAAAGTGATCGAAGGAATGCGGGCTTTGAAAGCGACGCTGAAAGCTATCCCGGGCGCCGGGATCAAGCTCTATGCGGCTGCCGCCTGGCAGGAGATGAACAACATCAAGAACGTGTCTATGGAACGGACTCCCGTGATGAATGGCCCTCTACGCGCGAGCCACGTTATCATTGGTCCGACCTTCGACCAGAACTCGGCCGAGGTATCGGTTGGAGTTGGGGGACCCTCCGCGCCATACGCCGTAGTGGTCCACGAAGACCTTTCTGTTCACCATCCTGGTCCACACGCCCCGAAGCGGGGTCAGAAGGGCGATCGCTACTGCGGAGGGCAGTCCAAGTTCCTGGAGTCCGCCTTCAATGACGCGGCCCCTGGGTCGTCCGTCCGTATGGCCGCTAGGGTAGGCGCCGCTCAGATTGCCGAAGCGGCTAGGAGAGGGTAATGGCTTTTCTTGATGAGATCAGCGTCCGGGTCACGGCCCTCGCCATCAGTGGTTACGCCATCGACAAGGGCATCATGATGGACGACACGGACAAGCGGATTGCTCTTTATGAGACGGTCGGCTTCGCGTCGGAGCAGGGGTTCGGGGTCACGGGCGTCCAGTGGGAACACCCTGGGCTCCAGGTCGTCACGCGGGGGGCGGCAACAGACTACGCCGGACCCCGGGCCGCGATCGAGACGGTATACCGAGACCTGACTAAGATCCACGCGACGACGTTGTCCAGCGTCAGTTACCTGATGATCAAGGCACGGCAGGCTCCGTTCTTCTTGAAGAGGGACGAGAAGCAGCGGGTCTACTTCGCGGTCAACTTCATGATCGACAAGGTGCCGTCGTGATCCTGGACAAATACGGCAAGGAAGTCCCTGAAGAGGACCT